GTCTCACCGCCAAGGGTAATCACATCCGGACGCAGGGCTGTATTGGGGTTAGGAATGCCCCTCACCCTGCCAGCGGGAAGCAAACGCTGCCCGCCGCTTGTGACAACAGGATGCTGCTGCGGGCTATCCGACATCAGATTGACCTCTGGCTCATTAGCTGTTTGGCTAACCTTAGCCGGTGCAGTTTCAACCTCCTGAACATTACTCTCAGGTTGGCGAACGTATTTCGAGATTGAGGGAACAATCGCACCTGCCCCTCGCAGCGCCCTGAACGTAGGCTGCCAGTGCGGGGACTGATCGCTGACATGCTTACCCCTGAGCGCCATATTTTGAGCATGGGAGGATAACTGCGGGTCAGGGTCGCTTTGCGCTTTCTCATAAATCGCCCCGACATTGCGATCCATATTGAAGGTGGTTGGGTTATCGTACATCTCGTTTTCATTGATGTACTTCGGGTCAACTCCCAGGTTGCGAATTGTGCGTTCACGCTCCTCAGCAGCGATGCGAGCATCTTTCAACCGCTCACTAACACTGCTGCTGTTATAGGTGTACTTGGTGGATTTATGACGTCCCTGGTTCAGAGCGTCAAAAAATACGTCATCATGAATTTTTTCCAGCTCATTCAGATCGTATTTTCGATCCTCTACGCGCGTATCCGGATAGAGAAAATCCATCCGCTCTTCGTCATCCAGCTGCTCAAAGGATTGAAAATCATCATCCGGTACGTAGCTGGGGGCATGAAAGGACGAATAGGCGTTTACCAGGCTTTCAACAATCGTTTTGAGATTGGCTGGTGCTTTTTGGGGATCTGGATTACCACCGGTCAACCGGCTGACCATATCAATCATGCGCGGGTTGAGGTGGAGGATCTGCCCCTTGCTGCCAGTCGCGGGGACACTCCCTCGCTGCATGGCGATCCGTTTGAGTTCCTGGAACATATCCGTATTTTTCGGAGCAGGGCTGACATCGTAATTCCCCCTGTCCACAAGACCCATGGCGCGCAGTTCTGTTGGGTTTTGTGTGAAGTATTCCCGCATCATATCCGGGAACGATTCACGCGTGACGCCTTTTTCACGCCAGGGGATGTTGGGGTCCCCTGATAGATGATCGTTCATCTCGCTCATCACCAGCACACCACCTGCCAGATTCCTGAGGGCATAGCCTTCAAGGTCGCCGACCATCTTCTGTACACCCTCTTCGATCAGGTCACCATCAATCCCGCCGTACAGGTTGAAAGTCCGCTTCACCGCACGCTGATTGGCAACAACGCTGTTACGCATTTGATCGGTCACGAAGGTATCAAAGCGCCGGACCTGTCCCTTGTAGCCAGGTGCATTTGTGTCAATCCCGTAAAATCGGTTATACGTTGCCAGCGCTCTGAAACCGCCTTCAAGTGATGCCTGGGTTGCATCGGTAAATTCCCCGCCGTGCTCATAGGACGTTGCACCGAAAATCGCTGAAGGCATAATCAGCGCACGGCTGTACTCGGTCATCACATCGCCGTAGGTGGCACTCTTATTCCCCAGGCGCATCGCAATCCCAAGATCACTTGGCACCATCTTGCCCGCCTCATGACCGGTGCGCAGAGCATCAACGGATTGTTCGGTCTTGAAGGGGACGCCTCCGCTTCGTACAGACTTCAGGATTTCGTTGAATGGCAAGCCCGTCGTCGACTCAATTGCCGGGCGGTTTTCCTTTGGAATTTCATTCAGCAGGTTGGAGGCAATCCGCCGGTACATCTTGCTGTCTACAGGTGTACCCATCAGAGTGGGTGTGACTTCTCTTACCGTATCAAAATAGTCCTCTGAAAATGTTTCTGGAAGCGATCTGGGATCCAACCCTGCCAAGGACTGGAGCTCAGCAGACAGCTGTGTACCCAACAGCTCAAACATCAGAGCTGATGGGTTATTGGCGTATTCCTGCAATCCCTGAAGATGCTCCCGAAACAGATCCATTATTCGGCTTCTTCCTCCTGTGCGCCCCATCCAGGGCAGAAGCTATTGAGCGCCCTGGCAAGTTCAAGAATTAGATCGGTTGGCATCCTTCGGATCAAATCTCGCCTGACATCCAGCGGCTTTTCCATGGTGATATAGGGTTCGCCTCCTTCATCATCCACGCCCAGGTTTGTTTCCTCAAAAGTGAGCGCCAGTTCCACAACAAATACTTCCATGGCGGTCGGGTTTGTCCGCCAGTAGCGTTCCATGAAAACTTCGTTATCCGACGTCGGATAGTGAAACACCCAGTTCACCGCCGGTTCTTTTTCTAATGTGTACGTTTTCACCTGCTTTGAATAACTGCCAAAAATGTTCATACCAATTCCTTTTCTCTTGCCTTCCAGAGCGCTTTGAGGGAGTCCTCAATCCAACGTTTGATATAGCGACCATAAAGAACGGGTTCATCCAACAGGTTGTCAAAAAGCACCTTGCTGGTGGTTATCTCTTTGACTGCCAGGTTATAGATCAGGTTAAATACAGGGTCATCTGACCCCCCTGCAAACACAGCGTCCGTAACCAGGGATTGAAGGTCCAACTTCATTTCCCGGTCAAGCTCCACCCGATAAACTCTTTCTTCGCGCACCTTGAAGTGGTGGAAATCTACACGGGGCTTTAATCTTTTGGGTTGTTCTTGACTGCACCCCAATTGGGTACATGTTCACCAAGGGCTTCCCAAAGCTCCTGAACAAGATCCGTAGGCATTGCACCGAGAACTTCTTCGATTTTCTCTGGCCTATCGCCTTCTTTGAGAATTGGCTCTTCGATGGGGATCCATTCGCCATCAACCTCTTTGTAATTCGGGATATTTGTGCCTCCGAAAGTCAAGGCAAGCTGTCGCATGACAACTTCCATAAAAGTTGCTGGCAATTCCTCAACACCATTTGCTGTTCGACGAGTGCGCTTCTGGAACATGAACTTCTGTAAATCCAGCTCATTTCGTGCTGTAGGTGGTTTGAATATCCAGTACCATTCAGGTTCTTTTTCAAAGTGATACGTAATTGGGGTGATAATCGCGTAATTTCCAAACTGTAAATTTTTATCCATACCCGCTCCGAGAATATGTTTATCTGGGGGTTTTTAGCCCCCAGATTTAATAGTTATGCGTCATACGCCGTTGCTCGTTCGTTGACCAGAGTCACCGAGAACGGGCTTGTGTCGTCAGCCAGGAATGTCCCAGTAACGTCCATGACAACCTGTCGGCCAGGAACAATCTGGAGAGGATTTACGCTGAAAACAACGTTTCCAGCGTCTCCGCTCTGACCATTTGCAGCAACTAATATTGAGTAGGGGCGTGAGCCTGAGACAATTTCCTGATTGCTGACAAATGAAAGGTCAATGCTTCCTTCTTTCATCAGGTCAGCCGCCCAAGATGAACCGCCAGCAGGATCAAGCATCATCTTATTGTAGAGAACACCATCATCGGAGACCTTTACCCGAAGGTTCAGAGTCACGCCGCGAGCATTGATGGTGAAGTCGTCGGGTGCATAGCTTCCGACGACAAATTGCTGATCCAAAGGAATAGCAGACTGGAAGGCGAGCGAGCCTTGTAGAACACTCCATGCTGTCGCATCTGGAATTTCAATTCGAGAAATAACGGATAGGAATTGCGGTCCGTTGTCCAAATAGGTTGAGGGAGACCATGCGGCAGTCGAGACCTTTTCAGGTTCACCGCCAACAAATGCAGCAGAAGCACGAATGAAATCAGCCGCTCGGAATTCAAATCCGAAAGCGGACATTCGGCAGTCAGGATACTGATAGCCGATCATACCGCCAGGACTGTCCCTGAATGTATAGTAAGGCTCATAAAACTGGCTTGAGCCGAACGAGAACGCGTGGGAGTACGTTCCAACATCAGTGTCCGTCCCCTCTACAGGGGCGGCCTGATTGCCGAAAAATGCCATCAGGAAATGGCCAATAGAGGATGGGCGCGGGATAAACCGAACCGCACCGCCAGATGTCACGCCAGCTTTCACAACATTTCTTAGAAACGCACCACCACCGACCTCTGGGTCGAGTGGAAGGTTGATGTTATTCACACCAAAAGCCGACTCAAGAAATAGTAAGTACTCGAATTCTGCGTCAGTTGTGTTGGGAGTGCCCTTAGCATCCTGAATCGCAAGTCCGAGATAACTTCCCTCAGTTGAAGGCATTATGTAATCTCCTTATATTGAATATCGTTTTGTTGTTTTGACCTCAAAACGGATGTGTAATTCAAAATCCCAACTATCGGGACCGCCGTTTTGCAACATCTTTGATCGAATATCCTTGTTGAAAATCCTTCCCGAGACGTGTTCGCCGTCAATGTTAATATCTGAGAAATCCGTCCCCATCAAGGAGGCTTCAATCCTGGATTTGATCAGGCTGGCGATTTTGCGGGCAGGTTCACGCGCTTCCCCTGTCCGAACCAGCAGGATGCGAGCTTGAAGGGTGAAGCGCCTGCTCCAGGTCATCCCACCACCGATCTCAAGCATGTCCTGGACGGGTTCGTCCACCCATTCCCAATCATCAAAATGATCCGGATCGTTTTCGTAAAGCTCAATGGCAATCCGCGCTTCCTCATAGTCTGGAGAATCAAGCAAGGGACCCTCAACCACCACACCTGCCTGGGTTTCGGCATCTGAAATGCCGGTGATCAGGTCGGAGGTTAGCGCGTCAGCAATCCGACGCAGGATTGCGAAATGGATCGTTGTGTCAGCCATCAGTCCGCCAAATACAGGTAACGAGCCCCGCCGGTATAGCGTTCAGCCACCTTTGCCAGGTACTCGTCCATCAGTGAAGAGGTTTCATAAATCAAGGGGTTATCATCACGCTCACCGCGCCGCTTGAAACGGTCCAGATTCGCCTGTCGGCTGCGGGTCTGCTCCAGGCACTGCGCACGGACGTAGATGCTGACCAGTTCCATATCCCGATCGGGGATTGAAAACGCAAAGGTCATGTCGTCAGCAGTTGCAGGAAGGTCGTGGCTCCCTCGATAGGTCAAATAAATGGGGTTGGTGGTGCTCGAGTTGAGCCTGATCCCTTCCGACGTCACCCAGTAACGGGTGGGGTTGGTGAGTGTGCGGTATTTATAACCTGGGCGGGCAAGCCTTTTCTTCAAAAAGGCGCCGTTGTCATCTTCGATGGTGATCACCCCGCCAAAATCTTCAGGCAGGGCATACACGCCGTCAGCATTAGCAATCTCGATGCGTGTCACTTTCGGAAACCACTGGGAGTAGTCCCGGATAGCATCACAGGTATAGAGATAGATCAGCTCGTCGCTGTATTTTGGATTGGTCTGGCTGGTATCCTGCAGGTAAGAACGAATACACGCCAAAAAGCCCGCCCAGGTGGTCGTCATAGTTCAGCTCCTTAGATGCTCAAAGCTGCGCCGCTTGTATAAACAATCCGCGTGTATTCAGGGCGGTACATCTGGAGCTTCAAAAAGCCGCGCCATGAATAGCGGTTGACGAGTTGCAGGTCGTCGATCTTCGGCAGGACGCGGATGTTGGGTCGTTCACCCACACCCATAACAACCGAAGGACCGCCAATAAACAGCGAGGCATGCACATCCCGACCATTGGTCACCACATCACCTGCTGTGTGATCTTTCAGAAGTGGGGTGTCGAAGGAAATGTTATTCCCATCAATACTCACGATACGGCGGGTCTCCTGGGTGCCGTCATCTTCAGATGGAGGTGCGCCTGCGGAGCCAGCATGGATGGTCAAAGAGTCACCAACCGAGAATACTGAACCATCCACAACTGTTATGTAGGCGGTGGCACCCGCCTGACCAACGGTATAAACACCATCTGTGGTGGCAGCCCCCTGTCCGGGGACGGTATCAGAAACAAGGGTGGATTCAGCCAGAACCTCACCGTAATTGCGCATGTGCAGGCGGTTGCTCTTGATGAACCGAACACCGTTCCACATGCCAACTTCGTTACGGAAGATGCGGCCGGTCTGCTCGTAGGCATTGACTTCCATCCAGGGGCTTTCAGCCGCATGGCGGATATCGCGGATCACACGCGGTGTGGTCACACAAACGATGGACTTGCTGCCCCCATCCTCAGGGGAGAAGATGCCGGGGATATTCGCCTCTTCCAGGTCAACAACCACATCCTCAACGTAGGATGGGGTCATAATATCGGCTGCTAAAAGACCGGTACGGGTGGTCTTGCCCCCTGCATAATACGGCGATGTGTGATCCAGGAAGGCGTTACGGGCAAGGATGTCAATTTCATCGGTTACAAGCTGTCCGAGCTTGCCGCGCACCAAACCGCGCAAATCTCCACGATTCCAGTAGGTCACCTGGTCAGCGTAATCGTTGAATTTCAGCACGTCGCCATGGATTTCCAGTTCGAGGGAGACCTGGCGTGAATCCAGGTGGCCGCCTTTGAGCCAGACGGTTGATTCAGGGTGCGCTTCCCAGTTAGGAGCCGCATCCAGGACTTCAGTGAAGGTCATACGTCCGGATTTAACCGCTTCAAAGTCCTCCTTGTAGGAACAGAAGTTCATCAGGATGCTTTGAACACGGATCGTATCCAGAAGCAGTTGTTCATAATATGTTCGTTGACTGGCGGGTATCGTGGTCGAAAGGATATCGCCAGACTCATAAGCGTAAGGCATTGTTATAAATCTCCTCGGTTATCTATAAATCGACGCCTATCTTTTAGAATTGAGGAATTCGAAGTATTGATCCTGGGCTTTGACCCTGTCTTTGGAACCCAATTGGAAGGAGTCAATATAATCCATCCAGCCCTGTTCGCTGGCTGGCAGCACCGATTCATCACCGCCCGCTTCACCAGGGGACAAGCCCTCGATCAGCTGTTCTTCCCGACGTTTGACGAAATCACTGGTGAGGTCAAGAATGTTCTTGAAGGCGTTTTTAATAGCCTCTTCGTCTTCGGAGTTGGGGATCGAATCAATCACCTTGACCAATTCAGGATGCCCCATTTCTCGGGCGACCTTGACTTTCAACTGGTACTGCTTCAGCTCGGACAAATTTCCTTCGTATTCTGTCAATTTTGAGGTCAGTTCGTCGATCTTGTTTTTATGTTGGTTGGTAAGGGAGTCCTTTTCGACAGACATGTTTGCCAGTTGCTTTTCGTAGTGTTCCAATTTGGAAGTTACGTCAGCAAGTTGGCTCTCAAGTTCTCCGTTTGCATTGACGAGCACGTTGTACTTGGTCTGCAGACCCTTGAAACGCGCCTCCCAGTTGTCAGCCGGGTTTCCGCCAGCCTGCTGAGCAGGGGTGGTATCCTGCTGCTCAGGGGTTGTGGTCGTTTCGTCAGACATTAGTTATTTCTCCTTGTTTAGTGGTTTGGTTAGGTGGTTGCTGTGGTGATGGCGTCAGCGACTTCATTTTCCAGGAAGTCATCCAGGGCGTCGCTGACAAATTCGGCGATCACCTCGCCAATTTCTGAAGGGAAGCGCACTTTCAAACGTCCTTTCAGCTCGCTGATTTTTTCCTCTGTGATGTATTCAGACATTTCTTTCTCCTTTTCTAAGAGATCTCTCTGGTGGTGTATTCTTTTCCGCGCCAGCGGGCATAAATCTCCCCAATCCGACGTCGGAATAAGACGGGTTCAAAGCAGACATCTCCACTTTCGTAAGTTTCCGCCAGGACAATGCCCTGCTGCCAGTTGGGGTTAGCCACGTAAGGCGGTTGCAGGTTGCACAAACAAAAACCTTCCACGCCCTGCACAATCCCGTTACGTGTATTGGCAAAAGTTACCCCACCCCGATGGGTATGCCCGGTCAGGGTATTCACCTGATAAAATTCTTTTTCCAACTCACCCCGGGCAGAATATCCAGAATGTGCCCGGACCAGTGAACCGTGTTTGATGAGCAGGTTGTCAAACTGGACTTCCGTGTTAGCCAGTTCATGATCGTAAGACTCATACACGATCCCCAGCCCGTCAAAGCCCATGAAGTTGTGAATTTGCAGGATGGACAGTTCTGCAATTTCTAAATGCTGCCAGAGATAGCGTTGGAGCCGCCACTCATGGTTGCCGAGGATAAAGACGGCGATGGCATTGGGCGCTGCGTCCTGCCACTCCCGCTGTCCCCGTCTCCACTCAAGCACCTCCTCTTCAATCGTTTTCTTGCGCTTCGGGTTCTTGTCAAATTTACTCAAAGCATAAAAATCAACCCCGTCGCTGCCCGTGATGCGGACATCCGGATTGAAATCCGACACAATTTTCATCGCCAGCTCTCGAGCGCAATCATCTTGAAAAGGAAAATGCTCATCTGTCGGGAAGGCGATCTTCATTCAGCCTCCTGGCTGTCCTTCGCTTGAGACTCCTGACCGTTTTGATCAAGACCGTACTTTTTGACCATTTCCTCAATGCGTTCCTCTTCAATGGAGTCGGCTCCTAGGGTTTTCAGGGCGGCTTCCAAAGAAATAGTAGGCGGAACCGTAGACAGACGTTTGACAACCTCATCCACTTCCTTCGCCCGATCGCGGGGCATGATGTCAGCAAAATAAGGTTCAACATCCCCATCCATCAGGGCACGCCGCACCTGAGGGCGGGAGAAGTCCTTCTGTTCCAAAATCCTTCCGGTGATGTAGGCAGCGTGACGCATCCCTGTCCGCAGGTAGGCTCGGTGCTTTTTAACCGCCCGGATCAGGGGAAACATGCGAATTTCCAGGGTGATCCCAGAGCGCTGCCCACCGCCGTTATCCTCGCCAAAGGCAATCGGCGGGGCAAAGGTGGACGTGCGCACCCAGTCATATAGCCACTGGATGTGTTCCAGCACACCACCAGGGACGGGGTTCTTCACTTCCAACAGCCCAATTTCAGGGTGGTGCTCCCCAAAAGAACGACCGATATCCCACATCACATCTGAGCCGATGGGGTAATTCTCCGAGTTGAATTCGAGGGGCATATTCAACCCCCAGCGGGTCGGGTGAGCGTTGAAGTTGATGGCGTCTCCCACATCCGCCACGCGCATGTTGAGCTCATCCTGAACGGGGATGATGTCATCAGTGATCGCATCGCCAAAGGTGCTGGTGGAGCGCATGCGGGGAATGTACACAAAGGGGATCAGGCCGTAGGGGTTGCGTCCTGAGAACTTGGGGATGCGGTGTTTACCATCCAGCACCAGTTCGTGCTTGTGCAGATCCCAATGCTCTTCAAGCAGAACCTCGTCCTTTTTTCCCATATAACCATAGAAGGCTTTTGCCTGGGCTTTGGAGAGGTATTTTGAGGTATGGGCTTCAATCAACTGGTTGCGGTTGTGGGGGTTGAAGACGGGGAAGAAGGAAGGCGGCTTGACCGGCAGCCATTCGACTCCCTTGCTGCGCAGTGAAGGGCGAATTTTCAAAACGGACGCACCGTAAAGCATGCGCTGCAGTTCCATTTCAAGCAGTGTGGATTCGGCGTCGGATTGGAAAAGAACACGGTCCAAAAGGGCAGATGCTTCCTGAGTGGCGGTATTTTCAACCACGCCTCGCCGTGTGGCATACCACAACGGCAGGTTATCCCACTCGCCAAAGGTGGCATCCGAAAGGGATTGGCACAAAAGTTTCACGACATTGATCCCCACCGGATAAAGCAAGGGGGGATCAGCCAGTTCAGAGTCCTTGACGGTCTCTCCAAAGACCTCACCGGAAAAGTAGTATTCATAGCGGGCATAAGCCTGCAGCCTGGCGTCCCAGGTATTCCGCGTGTGACTGTCGGCTTTACCGAGGTCAGAATACCCAGGGATGGCGTCAAGCATTGACATTCAGGTTTTCTCCTAAAATCGCAATGACGAACAGCCGTGCCCAATCCACATCCCGACTGCTCAGGCAAATATGTGCTTCAGCCAGCAAGTCAGTCTCGTCGTACGCCTGTCGGGTCAGGCGTTTGATGAATTCCGTATGGTCTTCCTTAGCTCTCAGTGAGAGCTCATCGATGCAGTTGAAAAAGGTCTCTTCATCCATGACTGCTCCATAAAACAAAAAGCGGAAGCAGCTTGGGTAAGCCACTTCCGCTTGTGCGGTCGGTGTCTCCTTGTTTAGAGGCGTATTTTCTTTTTATAGTCGAAGCCGAACTTAGAGCCTGAGACCTCGATCTGTTTTGCTTCCTGGCAGTGAATGGTGATCATTGGCAGGAAGGTGATGCCGTGTGCCCTGATGAAGTTGACGAGTTTTGCATTACCGTCCAGCAGATCCTTCTCCAGTTGAGGGGGTTCATCTGCATTGACATACACGTCAAATATCTCACCGTACGCCACATGGTGAATCAGTTCAATCAAGTTTGCTTCTGATTCACTCAAGACCAATGTTACCACAATCACCTCCGCTTGTCAAGTATATGATACACATTGTCTCACTATAGACCTATCCTTGCCTATCCGACGTCGGATGGACGCGCAGGGCACGGGCGCATAAGGCAATCGTCATCGCAGCCCGTAACCGCATCGAAAGGTCAACCTCGACCAGTGTATAAGTGATCAGCATTATCATCTCCTTGAACGGCGTCCGCTCCTTGCACGGCGGTTGATATAGTTGTTTTGTGCGGGTGGGTTACCGGCTTCCCGTTCTTCCGGTGCATAGCGTGAAAGCCAGGCAGCCATTCCCAGCGCCATAACAATATCCTGGGGGAAGCGCTTGTCACGCTCCCTTTCATGTGAGTAGCTCAATAGTTGATCTTTCATACCTTTGATAAAGGGGAGTTTGAGTTTATGCCCGGTGACCGCAAAGGATAAATCATTTAAAATCGCCGATTTATCCCTGCCGAAGTGAATTTTATCCACCTGGATGCCGTGGGATTCAAAAGCCAGCTCATCAATCGCCTTCTGGGTGCCCGTGGCGTCCAAACCTTTGAGGGTCGGCTGATATTTGTTGAGAGCGTATTTGAAGCTGTCGATAAAGGGAAAATAACTGCCGTTCCCCACCACCCAGTCAAAATACACCATTTCATGCGGACTTTCTGTCACATCCAGCACCACCACGACCCCTGCATTGCGGCGCGGTGGGTTGTCCACACCCGGGTCCCCAGCCAGAACATAGCGGTGACCCCCCGCCCTGGAGACCTCATATTTCAAAATGCCCTGCCTGGGATCTTCCTCCAGCCGGAAACCCCGTTTGACCTTGCCGTTCGCCTGGCGCACTGCACTGTTGATCAGGTCGTTGAGGGAGATGTCAATCACAGCGTCCACATGACTTCGTGGGAACATGCTCAAGCCAAAGTCCGGGAACTGCCCGCCCAACTCCACATCGATCATCGACGGTGGGTACTCCGCCTCCATCAGGGCTATCTGCTGTTTGGTCAGGTGGGTGTTGTCGTAGGTGGTCGTCCGCAGGGAGAAGTAGTTTTTCATCTCTGCGGAGGGTTGATTGGGGTCACCCCTGTTGAAGCGGGTCTGAAGCCAATCAGCTGAGGTGGGCGATCCGGTCACATCCAAGCGTGCCATCCGGGGCACCCCATTAGCCCGTTCACCGCGCAAGCGGCCGCGCAAGACTTTGAGGGGGTAGTCATTGGTCATATAACCGCCCTCGTCAATATTGATGCGGTCGTATTCCTCCCCACGGATCAACCTTGCATCCACACCCATGGTGCGGAAGGTATAACTGGAACCATTTTTCCACTCGATCATCGGAAAAGGACGCAGACGGGTCCGATCAACCAGGTGGCTCAAGCGGTCGTTACCGTCTAGCCAGGTCATGATCATCTCAAAGGGCAGTTCTGCCTGGCGGGCTGAGATGCTGGTATTCAGGCTTCTGAACCCCGGCAGGGTAATGCAGTCAATTACATTTGACGCGGCTATGGTTGTCGTCTTGCCCGTTGCAATCGCGCCAACCCAGGTGGCATTGGGCTGCAGGATGTGGTGGAAAAGGTACTGGTAAGGCAGGGGCTCCCATCCCAAATACCACTTGGTTGCCAGGTGAAACCCGCCGTTCTCACGAAGAGCAAGGGGTAGGATTTTGCGATCACCATCCGTCAAAACGCCCATCGGTCACCCATTGAATAACAATAAAGCAAGCAGGGTTAGCAATCCACCAATAAAAACCATATAGGTGAGAATGTCTAAGATTTTTTCATTTTCTTTTCTTGACATTTACTTTTCCATTCCAGTTTGGTCTTGCGCATCATCACATCCCAGTACCACTTGACCGTACAGTCACCAAAAGGCTGGAGTACTGTCCCTTTTTCAACCACGAAAAATCTTTTGCCGCGATAAGCCATTTATTCTCCTATCGAGACTTTCCACTGGTGACGACAATCACCAATATCATCATCAGCAAAACGACAAATGTAATCAGGTTTTCGATCATCTCACCTTAAATTTCTCCATGACGGTCAACAATTCCTCTTTCGAGATAGCATGCTGGTGTACCTGCTGATGGTGTTTCTGGCAGAGGGTGATCCCATTTTCAGGCAGATCATCCCCGCCCTGACCTCGGTATTGAATGTGATGGGCTTCAAGGTCACCTGCGCACCCATCCTGCTTGATCAAACCCCATAAACACGCCCCATCTCGCATCTTTACTGCTTTATAGAAGTCTTTATTGACAATTCTTTTATCGGGCTTTGGGCTCGATGACATGGCTCCTCCACAGACAGAACGCCGCCAGGAGGTAAGCGGCGTTCTGCTGGGTTGGGGGAAAGGAATTACTCTAAAACACCGATAAGGGGTTCCAGTGCAGCTTTCATACGCTGAACCGCCTCCTCAACCATGATCGCAAGCTCATCTTCATTGATGGGAACTCGGTTGTCATGAGCCCACTGAATGGCTTTGGAAAACACAATCTCAAACTTTTCACCACCCGTCCACTCTTTGAAGGCAGGCGCTTGTTCTGCCCAACGCACATAGCGAGCGACAGTATCTAAAAGCTCTTTCTCTTTGATACGGCTCATCAACTTCGAGATGTAAAAAGAGCCAAACAAACCCAAACCCGTAAGGACCAGACCTGCCAGCGCCATCACACCCTCTTTTGCTAAATCCATCCAAATTTCCTGCATTGATTCTCCTTTTCAAGTTGTTTTACTCATAAGACATATTGTTTCGCTAACTATACTATCACAAAGCGTTTGATATGTCAATGCTATAAGACAATATGTTTCTTATGTGATTATATTTTCCATATACCTGTATTCTTTTGTGTGACATATTGTCTTATATGTGTTATGATTTGGCGGTTATGTCACATAAGTGACACTTGCCGAGTTTTTACCCTTGCAGGGAGCAGAGGATATATCTATCAATGCACATAGTGCAAAGT